GCATAGGGAAAGCTCGAAAAGCCCTCATCAGCTAAGAGGCCATGGCCTTCGCATGACACATAATCAGACTGATAGGCCATCCCCTGTTGATCGAGACGCCCCTGTTGATAGTCATCGCGCGGCGTGACGTAATGAAGAAAGGGGAACAGATCATCGTACTTTTTGGCGTCCTTTGCCGCCTCACGAATCTTGTCGGGGATGTTGGGGTTGTCGCCGAACTTCTGAATCACCTGTCGGGCGGTGAGGGTGAATTTGCGGATGACGGTATCGATGATGCCTTGGTGGTTTTCACAGAAGAAGGCTTCGCCAAGGTGAATAGCACGGTATCGGAGGCCGGCGCCGTAGCGACGTTGGAGTTTATCCGTAAAGAGAACTGCGGATCCAAACGCCCCGAGGGACATATATCCTTCGTGCTTCTGAGACGAGAAATTGGCATTCGGCGCATATCGATACTTGAAGAGGGATTGGGTCAGTTCCTCGAACCAGAGTTGCACATTGCGTCGTTTTCTGAGGGCGAAATCGTCGGGTTGCAAGCCATGCCATTGGCTGTTTTGAGGGGTCAGCATCGACTCCATCGCCGCCGCGAATCGGGTCAAGGCGAGGGCGCCCGTGGCGTCGAACATCTCTTCCGTGCGGGGCACGCCGGGAGTCCGGTGACCATCCTTATTCGTGAACGTGCCGGCATAATTGGGGAGGATCCGTCTGGCGATTTCCTCGCATTGCTGATCGAGGGTGCCACGCAAGGTCATCGCCTGTTTATAGCGATCCTCGATTTCTCGCGCGCGTTCTTCTCGTTGGGTACTTGGCGTCATTACGGGGCCACGCCTCCGGGCGTTTCACAGCCAATACAGGTCGTGCTTGTGCGAATCGTTTGCCCGCCGACGGAGTTCGTATTGGAGACTTGTGTCGCCGGCATCAGAGCCCCGAGGGCCGACATGCCACCGACAAAGAAGAGGCCATGAATCGCCGCGCTAATCACCGCATCGGACTTGGCCGGCGAGGCGAGGGGGACTTGGGCCACGTGCGTCTTGTAATTCTCTTCGGGAGGGCAGAACCACTCCCCCTGTTTGTCCATCACCAACTGATCCCATCGACAGGTCGTATCCCATGACCGGGTGGCTCTGAGAAAGCGAATCGGTTCTTCGGTGACTTGGCGCGCGTTGTATCCGTCCTTGATGACGCGGGTTCCCCCGCCACAGGCGGCGGTTAACATGATCGTGGCGATGAGGACAAAGAGGGCGAGATACCGCATCAGTAGCCTCCCAAATAGCGTTTGAGTCTCGGGGTTGAGCCTTGGTCATCCGGGCTCGTGAGGATCGTCGAGGCTTTGCCGCGGCCGGCTCTGAGGCGTTCGGCTTCGGCGGCTGCGGCTTCTTTCTGTGCGCCCGTGGTGTCGGCCGCATTTTGTTGGCCGAGGACGGGCAAGGTCGTCAAATTCGGTTTGTCGGGCACCATCGAATCGGTCCCCATCCCCATCACGGCGGCGATTTGCGCGCCACCGGGGATGAATCGGAGGGGGCCCCCCGCCATGGAGTTGACCGGATTGTCCCCGCCGAGATCCTGAAAGGGTTTCTTTTGCGCGGTTTCAGACAGGCCCAAGGTGCCGAGCGCGGCAAGAGCACGAAAGACTGGTCCACCACCCATGCGTGTGTCTCCTTAGAGAATTGAGTTCTCTCACGAAAGGATCGGCGCGTCAACATCTCTTGCGATATTGATCCGACGGGCGAGCGAGGCTTTGGCATCACGTCGACAGACTCGTGTGGCAAACGTGAGGGCGAGGGCGTCGCCATCATCGGGGGATCGGAACCCACGCCCTTTGAGGCTTTCTTTGGGTTCGAGTCTGACGGCATCTTTGGCCTTGCCGAAGTAGTCATACTCGGGCGACGTGAGATCGCCGAAGAGTCTGTTATCGCCGTCGATCATCGCGCCTCCGAGCCAATCCCGCATGTTCGCCCACATCTCGGTGCGCTTATCCGCCCACTCGGGGGACTCGGCCTTGGAGCCAAACCACACTTCCGTCACGCGATACTTCATCTCGCGAAGACGGTCGATCACCCCTGTCCCATTTCCCGCATCGATATTCACGGCATCGGGTCTGACTTTATCGATCCATCTGCCAATCTCGTTGGCGACGAACATATTGTCTCGATCTTTGAATCGAATGGGGGCTATCGATCGGGCGTCCCGCCCTTGCCGGAAGCGGATGACGCTCGAATCATCGCCATATCGCGCGATATCGACGCCCATGATGAGGGGGGCATTTCGATCGGAGACGACTTCTCGGAGTTGGGCGTCAGCGACGAGCTTGTTGGAGATGAATTGCCGGTTGCCTTGGGCAGGGAATTGTCCGAGGACTTCGACTCGTACTGTATCAGAGTCAATGCCGTATTGTTCGACCATACGATTAAAGAGCGCGGTGTCAGTTCCTTCGACAGTACGCGAATCCAATTGTCGGAGTTTCCAATATGCACGGTGATTGTTGAAACACTCGAAGAATCCTCCCGAGTTGCGGCGTGGATTAGAAGCCACGACCCAATACCGATCAAGCACCGGCTCAGTAAAGAAACCTTCGGTGACATTGAAGATGGGAACAGGAATTCCAGAGGCTTCGTCATAAATCACCATGACTCCGTAGGGGTTGTGAACGCCCGCGAAGGCGTCTGGATTCTCCTCAGACCACAATTGTCCTTGTGCGTAGTAATACCCACAGTCGATTTTGAGCTGATCGGCGAGGAGCGTCTTAAACCAGGGGGCCGGCTTAACAGATAAGACTGTGGTCTCGAACCAGTGAGAATTGAGCAAGAGCGTCGTCCACTTCCCGATCTCCGCAAAGGTGCGGGTTTTCAACTGGGGCTCGGTGTTCGCGGTGACGATACAGGTGGAGCCTAAACGGGTGGTCATCATCCAATCCGTCAGCCACGCGATCTTGGCGGATTTGCCGACGCCGCGTCCGGAGGCGGTGGCTTCTCGCCACATCGTGGGGTCAAGACCGAGGTTCATGACCCCTCGGTTGTTGCGGATATGTTCAGTGATCGCTTGGAGATCGTCTCTCTGCCAGTGCCGGGGACCCTTCATATTGCAGAGCGGGGTGTTGGCCTTGCCCCAGGGGTACGCAAACATCACAAATTTTTCGAGATCGTCGCTTATCTGAGGGTCCCACAGCTCAGTCATTAAAGACTGTTCATCGGCCGGCGAGTAAATCATTTAGGCCGCATGGAGAAAGCCCCGGTAGGCAAGAAGGACCACAAGCGTTCGCCGTTTCGCGAGCTTATCCGCATACGCAAGTTTTCCCCGAATCTGTTTACACACTCGGCACTCGCGTCGAAAATACTTCTTTTTATTATCCCACAACACCGACGCCTCATGGAGTGAATGCCCGCGCACACAAACGGTTTTATTGCGCCCCGTGTGCCGGCCTCTCGCCATCTTGTCTCCCATGTTGTCAACCCCCGTCCCGAGTTTCAGATGTGCGGGATTGCAGCACGGCGGGTTATCGCACGTGTGCATCACCATCAAATCATCTGGCGGGGCGGCGTAAGCGATCTCGAACGCAACTCTGTGCGTCCCTATGTGTTTCCTCTCAACAAAAAATTTCCCATAGCCTTTTGGATTTCTAAACGCAGTCCACGGCCAACATGCGTCAGGCGTCGAGACGGCAACCTTGCTCCAAAAGCGATCAATGTATTTCTGTTCCATGCGGCAATTATAGACCAAGTTTCAAAATTTTTTCAAAAAATTCGACGCGTTTTCAAAAGCGATTGACAGTGACCGTAACCATCCCGCTAGGGACACGGCCTCAGAGGATAGGGCCCTCCACCCCCGGCATGGCCCCCCTTGTGTTCTGAGAGGTTCGGCTATGCGCCTTTCACTTCACTTACCTACTATGCAGGGCGCATTCGCTCCTACCGTTGATAACTAAGGGGATTCTATCATCACACCTCACACACTGTCTCACCTCATTATCATGCACCTCATAACCCTATGACATACAACGAATGTCTTATAAGATCCATTATGTCTACTTGCACATAAATGAACAATCCTACCCGAATATGTCAATCTCTTGGCTCTTTGGTGTGATGTCGATCAACCTGGATCGGGCATCCTCAAGAGCTTGCCTTACGTTTGTGACCTTGTGGTTGATCTCTACCGATTGGCCGAACATCTCTCTGCGTACTCGTTCGAGTAACCAACGAATGTTATCGCTCATCCCCTTGATACGAGCGGTTTCTATGTCTGGATTGTCCTCATAGATGGTCAAGAGTGAATCGGCATGAAGCAACCAGCCTTCAGCTCTCGCAGAGTCGAAGGTTTGAGCGAAAACAGGATCTTTCTGTTTTATGCGGCATAGTTGCCCGTAGCTACAACCTATTGATAGTGCTATCTGTTTTATTGTCTTTCCTTCAAACGCTAAATCTATTGCTCGTTCTAGGTCGGCTGATCGGGCAACCTCCATACTGTCTCCTTTCTGCAACAACTGTGTGATTTATACAACACATGTGCGATTTATACCACAGTGCTGTGTTTTTAACCCGCACCTGTATTCTTTGCGACACAGTTCTTTTTTGCACATCGCTGTGTTTTCAACCATTTACGTTTGGCACGCATATA